AAGCAATACATCCACCAAAGCCTTCATCGGTTCTGATGGTACTACTGCTTACAACAGCACATCTTCCAATGCAGCCGCATTGACTGATGCCGCTATTCGTCGCACCATTCAGCGTTTGGACGACAATGACACTCCTATGGATGGTCGTTTCTTCATCGTTCCTCCTTCAAGCCGCAACACGTTGATGGGTCTGTCCCGTTACACCGAGCAGGCTTTTGTTGGTAACGGCAACGCAATCCGTACTGGTGAAATCGGTCAACTGTATGGTATCCCTGTGTTTACATCTAGCAATGCTGACTTTGGTGCTGGTAACTCTGGCGCTGATCGTATCTGCTTGATGGGTCACAAGGACTCTATGGTCTTGGTTGAGCAAGTGGGCATCCGTTCACAGACTCAGTACAAACAAGACTACTTGGCTACCTTGTTCACATCAGACACTCTGTATGGTGTGAAAGCCATGCGTACTGCCGCTACAACTGGTGCAGCTTTGTCCTCTAGCGCATTTGCGTTAGCAGTTCCAGCCTAATAGTTGCCCTTTCCCCTCGCCTTAATCGGTGGGGGGATTTTTTACATCAAGGAGATTTATTATGGCAGCAGCAACAGCAGTCGTTTCCCGCAGGGGCAATGACCAGTTCCGTGGTCTATTTACAGACACTTGGGACGTTACCTGTACTCTTGATAGCGCTTCAGTAGCTACTACTGCAACCGCTACAGATACAGTTACAGTTCCAGGCGTTGCTTTGGGCGACATGGTTATCGGTATGGCAATTGGCGTTTCTGAGGCAGGTTTGGTTCGTAGAGCCTATGTTTCAGCCGCTAATACAGTTACTATCGTGACTTACAACCCTACAGCAGGTTCTGTAGACTTGGCATCAACCACATTGAACCTTATTGTGGCTCGTGCGGTGTAATAAAAGGGGGCTAATACCCCCCTTTTTTTGGAGTTTTTATGGCGACCTTTAGATGTTTAACAAGTGGACAAACAGTCACTTTTATCTATCAACACGATATTGATTCGATGAAAGGTCATCAAGGTTACGTCAGAATTGATGAAGTTGAAGAAGAAACTCCTGAGAAGCAAATAGTCTTGCAACCTCCAGTACCTGTTAAGAAGATGGGTCGACCAAGGAAATCAAATGTCTGAGATTGATCCACGAGAATTTGGTAAGCTAGAAGCCCAAGTTGAGGCTTTACAGACAGAAGTCCATGCACTTCGCCAAGATATTAAGACGCTTTTAGAAATGGCTAACAAATCTAAAGGCGGTTTTTTCGTTGGAATGGCAATCGCCTCTGTTGTTGGCGGTATCATTTCTTTCATTGCAACCAAGCTAGTTCGATAAGGATTTATATGCCTCAAGTTGGAAACAAGAAATTCCCATACACAGAAAAAGGCGAGAAAGAAGCCAAAGAGTATGGCAAGAAGAAATCTATGCCTGTTACTGTAATGATTGCTATTGGTAAGCCTAAAGCTATGCCTACCCGTGGCGGTCGCACAGCTACAAACATGATGAAAAAAGCAGGTCGTGGCAAATGAAACCCGCCACCAAGATCAGGAAAGTAATGCGTGAGTTTAAGGAAGGAACTCTCCACTCTGGCAAAAAAGGCCCTGTGGTGAAGAATCCTAAACAAGCGATTGCCATTGCTATTTCCGAATCTAAGAGGAAGAAGAAATGAAACAAGGTTTATACGCTAACATCAATGCCAAACAAGAACGTATCAAAGCTGGTTCTAAGGAAAAGATGCGTAAGGTTGGTTCTAAGGGCGCTCCTACTGAGGCGGCATTTAAGGCTGCGGCTAAGACCGCAAAGAAGAAATGAAATCTCCTGTTTGGCAAACAAAAGAAGGAAAAAACCCCAAAGGGGGCTTGAATGCCAAAGGAAGAGCATCGTATAATGCAGAAACGGGTGGTAATTTAAAACCACCAGTAAAGTCGGGAGATAACCCTCGTAGGGCATCCTTTTTAGCACGAATGGGCAATATGCCTGGCGCTGAGATGAAAGATGGGAAGCCTACCCGACTCCTATTATCTCTTAGAGCTTGGGGCGCAACGTCCAAGGAAGACGCTAAAGCTAAAGCTAAAGCGATCTCTAAGAGGAATAGTAAATGAGGCCAACCTCAGTCGGAGTTAACCCTACAGCCGCAACGCTGACTACTGTTTATACAGTTCCTACGGGTTATTACGCCAAATTTACTGTCATGTATATCCACAATACTGGTGGATCGACAAAGAGCATCACAGTCCAATGGTATGACGCAAGTACAGCAACCACTTTAGACATTCTTACTTCGTACACCCTAACTTCTAAAGAATATCTTGAATTTAATGGTGTTGCTTATATCGTTTTAGAAGAAGGCGATAGGATTCAAATTACGACTGAAGCGGGAAGTACCTTTAGTTTTATTGCCACATTTGAGGTTCAAGGAGCGCAACGAACATGACCTACTTAGAACTTGTTAACGATGTGTTAGTTCGCTTGCGTGAAAGCACAGTCTCTACTGTTGGCGAAACAACCTATTCTTCTCTGATTGGCAAGTTTGTCAATGATGCTAAACGTCAGATTGAAGACTCTTACAACTGGAATTGCCTTGCTCAAACAATCACAGTAACGACTACTTCTGGTACAAGTTCTTATGCTTTGACAGGTGCGGGACAGAAGTTCCGTGTCAATGATGCTCTGAACACAACCAGTTTGATTGGTCTTCGCAATATTGAGTTTGTGGACATGAACCGCAAACTAAACCTTGGTGCGCCTTCACAATCTATTCCTTCAGAGTTCTGCTTTAGCGGTGTAGATGGTAATGGAGACACGAAAGTAGACCTGTTTCCTGTTCCTTCTGGTGCTTTTACTCTGTTGTTTGACCTGACTGTCCCACAAGCGGCTTTGTCTTCTGATGGCACATCTGTGAAGGTCTTGGACTACTTAGTGACCCAAAGTGCCTATGCCCGTGCTTTGATTGAACGTGGTGAGGATGGCGGTACATCTAGTTCAGAGGCTTATGCTCTGTTTAGAGGAATGCTCTCTGATGCGATTGCATTGGAAAGCACTCGTTATCCTGAAGACAACTTTGTGGCGGTCTAAATGGCAGCACAACTCCAAAGTTACAGTCTCTCAGCACCAGGCTTTTATGGTCTGAATACTGAAGACTCCCCTCTTGATCTAGGGGCTGGCTTTGCTTTGGTTGCAACTAACTGCATCTTGGATCAGTATGGTCGTATTGGTGCTAGAAAAGGTTGGTCAAGGGTTAATTCTTCCTCTGGTGTTTTGGGTGCTAACGATGTTGGTGCAATCCATGAGTTAGTCCAGACTGACGGGACTCTTACAGTTCTGTTCGCAGGAAACAACAAGATATTCAAACTTGGTACTGCTAATGCTGTGACTGAGTTGACCTATGGTGGTGGAGGAACAGCGCCTACCATTACTGCATCTAACTGGCAGACTGCTTCTTTGAATGGCATTGCTTACTTCTTCCAAACTGATCACGATCCTTTGATTTATGACCCCGCAGTAAGTACAACTACTTATCGCAGAGTATCTGAGAAGTCAGGCTATGTAGCTACTGTTCCTCAAGCAAACATCTGTATCTCTGCTTTTGGTCGCTTGTGGGTAGCTAATACATCTACAGATAAGGTAACTATCAGCTTCTCTGACCTGATTGCAGGTCATGTATGGGGTGGTGGTACTTCAGGAACATTAGATGTTTCCCGTGTATGGCCTAATGGTGCAGATGAAGTGATGGGCTTGGCAGCTCACAATGATTTCTTGTTTATCTTTGGTAAACGACAGATTCTTGTTTACTCTGGTGCTTCCACACCCGCATCTCTTGTTCTAAGCGACACAGTAGGCTCTATTGGATGTATTGCTAGAGATACCATACAAAGTATTGGCTCTGACGTTGTTTTCTTGTCAGACTCAGGTGTTCGTTCATTAATGAGGACTATTCAAGAGAAGTCTGCTCCCTTAAGAGACTTGTCCAAGAATGTTCGTTTTGACCTCAATTCAGCATTGGCAAGCGAGACATTGGCTAATCTAAAGTCTGTTTACTCAGAAAAAGAAGCCTTTTATCTGCTTGTTTTACCTGCAACATTCCAAGTTTATTGTTTCGATACCAAGCAATCTTTACAGGACGGGGCTTCCCGTGTAACGAAGTGGGACTCAATTGCTCCTACTTCTTTACGATCTTTGCGTAATGGTGATTTGTACATTGGTAAGAATGGGTACATTGGTAAGTATGGAACTTACCTTGATGACACATTAACGTACCGATTTGCGTACTACACAAACAATGCCGACTTGGGCAATCCTAATCAAGTTTCTATTTTAAAGTCTGTAACTGCCATCGTAATTGGTGGGTCAAACCAGTTCTTGTCTATCAATTGGGGTTTTGATTACTCTGGTTCTTATCGTGCTGAGAATATCTATATTCCTACACAAGCAAGTTATGAGTATGGAGTTGCTGAATACAACATTGCTGAGTACACAAGCGGTGTGCCAATTAAGACGCTATCAGCGAATGCTTCTGGGTTTGGAAAGATTGTACAAACGGGTTATGAGACTACGATAAATGGAACATCGTTTTCTCTACAAAAGATTGAAATTCAAGCCAAAGATGGCAAAATGGGCTAAGAGGTAAACCATGTCAAATTACACCAAAACCACAAACTTTGCATCAAAAGACAATCTGTCGCCTGGCAATCCCTTAAAGATTGTTAAGGGTACTGAGATTGATACAGAGTTTAATAATATTCAAACTGCTGTTGCAACAAAGACAGATAACTCTGCCGCCAACATTACTGGTGGTTCAATCACAGGCATCACAGACTTAGCGGTTGCTGATGGCGGTACTGGTGCTTCTACGGCTACTGCTGCTCTGAACAACCTCTTGCCTACCCAAACAGGTAACGCAAATAAGTATCTTCAGACTGATGGCACAAATGCCACATGGGATGCAGTAAGTCTTTCTACTGCCGACATCACAGGCACTCTGCCCGTAGCAAATGGTGGTACAGGTGTAACTTCTTCTACTGGCACAGGTTCAGTAGTGTTGTCAAACTCGCCAACATTGGTGACTCCCGCATTGGGAACTCCTGCTTCTGGTACGGCAACTAACCTAACTGGTTTGCCGATCTCAACAGGTGTTTCAGGTCTTGGTAGTGGTGTAGCGACATTCTTGGGTACACCTTCAAGTGCTAACTTGGCTTCTGCCGTAACAGACGAAACTGGTTCTGGTGCTTTGGTGTTTGCCAATAGCCCAACCTTGGTTACTCCTGCTCTTGGAACGCCCTCTAGCGGTACTTTGACCAATGCTACTGGTTTGCCAATCAGTACTGGTGTGAGTGGTTTGGGTACGGGTGTGGCTACATTTTTGGGTACTCCTAGTTCAGCAAACTTAGCTTCTGCGGTATCTGATGAAACAGGAAGCGGTGCTTTAGTCTTTGCGAACTCACCTACCTTGGTAACCCCTGCTCTTGGTACTCCATCTGCTTTGGTAGGCACAAACATCACAGGTACTGCCTCTGGTCTGACAGCGGGTAATGTAACCACTAACGCAAACTTAACTGGTGCAGTCACTTCTAGCGGTAATGCTACCTCTTTGGGTTCATTCAGTTCTGCTAATTTGCTTGCTGCCTTGACTGATGAGACAGGAACAGGCTCTGCTGTTTTTGCGACTTCACCTACTTTGGTGACTCCAGTATTGGGAACACCTACAAGTGCAACCCTGACCAATGCGACAGGACTTCCCTTAACTACTGGTGTGACAGGAACACTACCTACTGCCAATGGTGGTACTAACCTAACATCATTCACATCAGGCGGTGTGGTTTACGCCTCAAGTTCTAGTGCATTGGCTACTGGGTCTGGGTTAATTTTTAATGGGACTAACTTAGGCTTGGGTGTTACACCGAGTGCTTGGGGAAGTTCTTATAGGGCTTTGCAAGTTGGTCAAGCATCTTCACTTTATGGTATCGGAGCTAACACGATTGTAGGAAACAATGCCTACAACGATGGAACAGACCTACGTTATTTAATAAATGGTGCAGCCAGTTTGTATGTTCAAAATTCATCAGCACTACACATTTGGTACAACGCCGCTTCAGGCACAGCAGGGGGTGTAATCTCCCTTACCCAAGCAATGACGCTAGATGCGTCAGGCAATCTAGGTATTGGGACAAGTTCGCCAGCAAGCAAGTTAGAAGTTTCTGGCAATGCTTCTGGTGTAATTACTACCACAGTCACAAATTCTGATGCTTCTGGATTTAGCACTTTGAAACTGCGAAATACTGGTGCATCTGGTAGAGATTATCAAGTTGTTGTTGGTGGCAATACTTCAAGTCAAAGTGGTAATTTTTACATTTTTGATACAACTGCTTCTGCTGTCAGATTAACACTTGACCCATCAGGCAATCTAGGGCTTGGTGTTACACCGAGTGCTTGGTGGAGTTCCCGCAAGGCTTTTCAGTTTGGCACTACGGGTTCAATTGCCAGCGGCAGTGGCAGTACATTGATTGGCGACAATTATTACACCGACAACACTCCTTTAAATATTTATTTGACTACGGGATTTGCTACCGCATATCAACAGACTTCTGGAGAGCATCGTTGGTTAAATGCCGCATCAGGCACAGCAGGTGCGGCTATCTCCTTTACCCAAGCAATGACGCTTAATGCGGCAGGTGGGCTACAGACACTAAACACAATTGGTGTTGGCAATGCAACCCCCTCAACAAGCGGTGCTGGCATCACATTCCCCGCAACTCAATCAGCATCATCAAACGCTAATACTTTGGATGACTATGAGGAGGGGACTTGGACACCATCTTTTACAGCAAGTACTGGTGGTGGTACATTAAGTGCGGCTGTTGGAACTTATGTAAAAATTGGAAAGCAAGTAAGTGTAACTATTCAAATCTCATTTACTGTACCAACTACGTTAACTATTGACAACATAACAGGTCTTCCATTTACTTCTGAAAATACAAGTCAAAGAGCCGTAGGTGCATTAAGAGAAAATTCAGTTACAGGTTTTATGTGGCAATTAAGAGCCAATGCAAATGCAACAGTCGCAAACATAAGAAGGTATGACAATAGTGACATCATATTAGATACTATGAATTTCAATGGCACATTAACCTATTTCGCAGCTTAACTGCATTGGATTATGCAGTCGGACACTTAACTTAAAAGGAAAATTATGTCTTTAACTAAAACTACTGTAGTCGACCAAATTACTGTTGCCGAGAACGGCATAGTTATGTATCGTGAAGCAACTCGCATCATGGAAGATGGCAATCAACTAAGCCAAACCTACCATCGCACAAGCCTCACACCCACACAAGACCTGACAGGCGTTCCCGCTAATGTTGTTGCTATCTGCAATACAGTCTGGACTGCTGAAGTGATTGCGGCTTATCAATCGGCTCAAGAAAGCACAACGCCATGATTACTTGGACAATCTCAACCCTAGACCGAGAAGTCTCTAACGGCTTTGTAACTTGCGCTCATTGGCAAGCCACAGCAGTTGATGGCGACTATTCAGCCTCTATCTATTCCACTTGTGGATGGGCAGAAGGAACACCTACGATTCCCTATGCAGACCTGACACAAGAAACAGTCCTTAACTGGGTATGGGCTAATGGTGTTGACAAGCAAGCCACAGAAGATGCTCTAACTGCTCAGATTGATTTGCAGAAGAATCCTGTGACGGCTACTGGCACACCTTGGGGTCAAGCATGAAGCTAGAGTTAGACATTAACGAAATCAATTTTGTGTTACAGACTTTGGGAAACCTCCCATCGTCTAGTGGCGTATGGCCTCTTATCGTAAAGATTAAAGAACAGGCTGAAGCGCAAGTTCCTAAAGAAGCGGAGTAAACATCATGGCAGTTACTAATGCAGATATTCTGGGGTGGTTGAATGCCAATCCTGGTGCTGATGCGGCTCTTATCAATCAGACAATGGCAGAAGCGGGTGTTAGTGCTGCTCAATATCAATCGGCTACTGGTGCGCCTCCTCCTCCAGTACCACAAGCAACAACTCCAAAACCAGTAGCACCTCCTCCTCCTGTTCAACAAGCGGTTGCTACACCTGCTGTAAGCAATGCTGACATTCTTGGATGGTTTAACGCTAACCCCAATGCTGACGCTACATTGATTAACCAAACAATGCAAGCGGCTGGTGTTTCTCCATCACAAGTGGCGTCTGCTCTTGCTGAGAATGTTTCTCAATATGGAACTCAAACACAGAGAGTAGCCAATGAATATTCAGGTGAAACATATACTGATTTGCGGAATCTTCCTGGTGGATTTAATGCTTATCAAGATGAATCTGGTCAATTAAGTTATAGCCGAGTTGATCCATCACGACCAGGCATGATTCAACTATATGGCCCAAATCTTGAATATCGTGGTGAAGAAAAAATTACCACTTCTACACAAGACTTGATTACAAACCTTGGCCCTATTCTTTTAGCGGCAGGTGGTACTGCTTTGGCTCAAGGTTTATTGGGTGGCTCTTTATTTGGCGGTGGTGCGGCTACAGGTGCAGCAGGAACTGTTGGCTCTACTGGCCTAACAATGGCTGAACTTGCTCAACTAGACTTAGCTCTTGGTGGTGCGGGTGGTACTGCGGGTGCTACATCTCTTGCCAATGCCTTGTCTACAGGTGCTTTAACTAGCACTTTGACAAATCTAACAGGTGGTAGTGGTGTTAGTGCGGCAGGAACTATCGGCAATACAGGATTGACACTATCTGAGTTGACTCAGTTAGATATGTCTCTTGGCGGTGCTGGTGGAACTTTGGGTGGATTGACGCTTGCTGAACAACTTGGTGGTTTAGCGGCTGGTACTTTAACTGGTGGATTACTCGCTGGTGGTACAGCAACTGGTGTTGGAACAGCAACAGGAACTGGTGCAGGTACTGGCGTAGGAACGGGCGTAGGAACTGGTACAGGTGTCGGTACAGGAGTGGGTACAGGAGTTGGAACTGGCGTAGGTACTGGAGTTGGAACAGGAATTGGTACAGGTGTGGGTACGAATATCGGAACAACCATAGGTACTGGTCTTATCAACTCTTTGTTAAATAGAGGTGGCACAACAGGCTTAAATCTAGGCAACCTGTTATCTGGTGGGCTAGGAACAGCAGGTAATCTGCTTCAGATGCAAGAATCTAGGGAAGCGGCTCAAAGAGCGCAAGCCCGTATTGATGCTGAGACTGCGGCTGCTAAAGCATCTGCGGCTTTCCGACCTGTTGGCATGACTACTCGGTTTGGTACTTCACAGTTCCAAGTCGATCCTGTAACTGGTCAACTGACAAGCGCAGGATACACATTAAGCCCTGAAGCCAAAGCACAACAAGACAGGTTCATGGCTTTGTCTCAACAAGGTCTTACTCAAGCAGAACAAGCCCAAGGTCAATTTGCTCCTCTTCAAACAGGTGCTCAAAGGTTGTTTGGTCTTGGTAATCAGTACTTGGCTCAATCTCCTGAAGCGGTTGCTCAGAACTATCTCAATCAGCAGATGGCTTTGTTGCAACCAGGCAGAGAGTTAGAGTTAGCTAATCTGCAAAACAGACTCCAACAACAAGGCCGTGGTGGTCTTTCTGTGGCTCAAGGCGGTACTTTGGGTGCTACAACTCCTGAACTACAGGCTTTGTATAACGCTCGTGCCACACAAGAGGCTCAATTGGCGGCTCAAGCTCAACAAGCTGGTCAACAACAGGTTGCATTTGGTGCGGGATTGCTTGGTACAGGCGCTCAAACTATGGGTCAGTACTATGGTGGTCAACAAGCCGCTTATGCTCCTTACACGACTGCTATGGGTCAAGTTCAAGGGCTTGAGGCCGCAGGACAACAACCATTTAACCTGAGTACACAACTTGGTCAAGCGGCATCTACTGCGGGTGCAAGAGTTGGTCAATTAGGTTTACAGGGTGCAGGACAAAGCGTAGCCTTGGCGACAGGTGCTGATGCAACTAGAAGCCTTGGCGCTCAAAGTCTGATAGCGGCAGGTAACCCTAATGCTCAGTTTGGTCAAGCAATAGGTGGTGCTTTAGGTGGTTTGTTTAATGCTCCACAAAGTGGATTTAGTTATGGTCAGTATGGAACAGGTATAGACCCATCGACAGGCGAATATTTCGGTTCGCTTTACTTCTAAGGAATCATCATGGCAGAAAATATCGTAGCGGGTCTGTTTGGCTTGACTCCACAAATGTATCAAAACCAACAATATGGGCAAGACTTAAATCGTGGCATTACATTGGCTCAACTATCGCCTGGTGCTGCGGCTCAAGCGGGACTTCAGGCTAGTGTTGGTCAACTAGGTCGTGGCATTGCGGGTGCTATGGGTATAGAAGACCCACAACTGAAGATGATTAGTGCTAGAAACACTATTGCCCAACAGATAGACCAAAACGATCCTGAGTCAATCCTACAAGGTGCAAAGATGCTTGCCCAAGCTGGTGACCAACAAGGTGCTATGGCATTGGCTCAATATGCTCGTCAAGCACAGAGTGAGATGGCTTTGATGCAACAAAGACGGGCGGCAGAACAGTCTTCTTTGGCAACTGCGGCTAAGACTCAATTGTCTATCAGACAAGAAGAGCAATTGCGTGATGAGTTGTCTAAGTTGCCTCAAGGTGCTACACAAGATGATGTTCTTGCTGTTGTTACTAAATATGGTTCACCAGATAGAGTGCTTGCGGCTTTACAAGGTTCTGCCGATAAAGCAGCTCAAAGAGAAGCTACTCTTCTATTGGGTCGAGAAAAAATTGCGGCTAAATTAGAGTCTGATCTAGCACAAGCAAAAACTGATATAGAAAAAGAGAAACTTCGAATAGAGGCTAAAAGAGAACTTGCTCAATTGATGGCATCTCTCAAAGGGCCAAGTTCGGCAGTTCTTAAAGCTCAAGAAAAAGCTGAGAAGATTCAAGAAGGCCAACTTGCTTTGGGAGATACAATTTCTACAGCAGAAACCTTAGTCAAAGATTTAGCCAAAATGGGTGGCATTACAAGCACCTCAAAAGGCCCTCTTGCAAACTTGGTTACATCTTTGCAAACAGGAACTGTTGGTCAAATGGGTGGTCGTGTATTTGGTACTCCAGAGCAAGCTAAACGTGATGAGCTAAAAAGCATTCGATTACAGTTGTTAAATGCTGTAAAAGAAGCTACTGGCATGAGTTCGCAACAACTTAACTCCAATGTTGAATTAAAAACGTACTTAGATTCTCTTGGTAGCGAAGGAATGACAAAAGAAGCAAACTTAGCAATCTTAGATAATCTATCAAGGCGTTACCTTAAGGGTGAAGCTGCTCAACCTGCAAAGAATAAGTCTGACCCATTGGGTATTCGTTAAGGAGTTTTTATGGCTACGATTGCTGAAATTCGTCAACAGTACCCACAGTATTCAGACATGACTGATACTCAGTTGGCAGATGCTTTTCATTCAAAATTTTATTCAGACATACCTAAAGACACTTTTTATAGCCAACTTGGTATAAAAACAACACCTGTTTCAAGCATGGAATTGATGTTTGGCGCTGGTAGTCCTATTGCTCGCACGATTAAAGGTGCGGTTGTTGATCCTGCTTTGGCAGTTAATCAACTATTAGCAAGCACGGGGTTGTTTGGTGGAGAGATTAAAAAAGGCGCTACACAACTTGTTAGCGATGTTGAAAAAGCAACCCAAGAAGGTCGTGCAAGAGTTGGTAGTAGTGGTTTTGACCCATATCAGACTCTTGGCAATGTTATTAGCCCCGTCAACCGATTGGTTGGTGTTACACAAGCTCCTTTGGCTGGTGCGGGTATCGTTAGTAATATTGCTCGCTCTGGAAGTACTGGTGCTGCTTTAAGTGCCTTACAACCAGTTAATGCCCCCGTTGAACAGTTTGGTGAGCGCAAATTAGAACAAATGGCTACTGGTTTTGTTCTAGGCCCTATTGTTGAAGGTGGTGTAAAGGCTGTTGGTGGCCTGTTAAACACGTTAAAAGGTTTGACCCCAACTGGTCGCCAAGAGTTTATGCAAAAGCAATTAAATGAGCTTGCTGGTACTGATAGAACAAAAGTTATTGAAGCATTGCGTGATGCCAAAGAAATTGTTAGTGGTTCTCGGCCTACTGCGGCACAAGCAATTTCAGATATTCCATCTGCTATTGAATTGGCTGCGGCACAAAAGAAACTTGCGGCTAAACCTAAAGTTGCAGGTGGATTTGAAGAGCGCTTAGTTGAACAACAAGCGGCTAGAGCTAGAGAACTTCAATCTATTGCTGGCACAGAGGCTCAAAGAGCTGCTGTAATTGCAAAAAGAGAAAGCGTAACAACTCCAATGCGTGAGGCGGCATTAGAGCAAACTAATCTTGCAGGCCCTATTGTTACTAAGTTAGAAAAAGAGATTTCAGATAAGTTTAATAGCTTGGCTGCTGCTGAACAAACATCTGGAATGACTGGTTTGGCGGCAACAATTCAAAAATCTTTGGCAGAAAAAGGTCGGCCAGGTTGGTTGTCTGCGGGTGATATTGCGTCAGAAGCGGCAGGTCGTGCAAAAGCATACAAAGAACTTGCAGGAACATTGCGTGGAGAAGCACAACTTAAGCAATTTCAGCTTAATAGCTTAGAGCAAAATGGATTCTTTCCGTTACGTGCATCTGATTTAACAGAACAACTAGACAAAGCCATTCGTGGGACTGTATCTGACCAAAGCAAAGCTGTTTTGCAAGGCATTAGGGATAAAGTTGTTTCTAAGGCTGATGAAAATGGCTTGTTAAATAGCCGAGATGTTTACGAAAACATTAGAAAAATATCAAATCAAGATGTTGCGAAAATGCTAAATCTTGGTGAACAATATGCCTCTGGTGGAATTCCTCAACAAGCGGCTAAAGCATTGGGTAATGCAAAGCAATTTATTGATGCGTCATTGAATAAGTCATCTGATGGATTGTGGAGTAAATATCTTACTTCTTATGTTGATTACAGTAAAAAACTAAACCGCATGGAAGTTGGAGATTACTTGTCAAAGAGTTTAAACACTCCTTTGGGCAAGGAAGCCGCTGGTGAATTTGCTTCTGCTGTTGAAAATGCTGCGGGAACAATTAAAAAATCAACTGGAATTCCAAGGTTTGAAAAGTTATCCGATGTTTTAACGCCAAAAGAAGTTGCTTCTGTTAACAATGTTTTGGCTGATCTAAAGCGTGACTCAAAAGCAAAAGAACTTGCACGAAAAGTTGGGGCGTTGGATATTGGTGGCCCAGACATTGCCAAAGAAGCACCACAGTTTTTAGACAGAACATTTACATTGATGAAGGCGGCTGTTGAATATTTACAAAGAGGTAATGCTGATGCTTACAACAGACAAATGGCTGAATTGATGATGAATCCTGGTGCGTTAGCTCAGTTTATGACTGTTGGCATACCAAAAGGTAGGACGAGTGATTTTGTTTCTTCAATGATGAAGTTAATGGATGCGCCTACTCGTGCGGCATTTACCCAATCATTTATCGTTCCAGCAGCGGCTAAAGAGGTTGGCGACTCACAACTTACTATGGCAGAGTAATGAAAGACGGGCTGTTTGCTATCTCAGTAGCAGTCCTGATTCTCTGTTTTGTAATCTTTTGTAGTTATATTATTGTTTGGGCATTTCCGTGATCGCCTTTCTCTTGGCGGCAACCATAGAGTACCGATGTATTAAATGGACTTGGACTGGTGATGTTTAC